CCAAAGGTGGGAGTTGGAGGTCAGAGTGAAAAGGTTTAAGGAATTTTCTGAAGACCTACGAAAGTGGTTTGACAAGAAAGATCCTCAAGGTGGATGGAAACGAATAGGAACAGATGGTTCTGTTTTTGGTCCGTTTGCTAGACCAGACACAGATGGTGATGGTGACGGAGATGGACCGAAACCAAAATGTATGTCAAATCGCAAGATTCGTCAACTGACAAAGAAACAACGTGCAGCTGCGGTTCGTGCAAAAAGAAAACACGACAAAGACCCAGACCGAAAAGGCAAACCAATTAATGTCTCTAACTTTGGAAAGGGTAAGTTGTGAAAACATTTAAGTCCTTTATTACAGAGTCATATAACAATTGGGAAAACGAAGAACCAGTTGAGTATTCAAAACATTTGGAAAGAACATTTGGCAAACCAGATGAGATGACAAATAGTCAGTTGTGTTGGTTTGCGAAGGATGGGTTTAAGAGAATAGTGGTGAAGGACGAATACATTTTACATGGTTCACCAGCACCACATTATGATTTCATCTATTGTTACATTGATTTACAAGTTCCTGAAAAGTTTGCAAAACCTCTTGCAGATTCAAGTGGAAGTATACTCATAGATTTTCTCAAAGGTGAAGTTGGTGCAAGGTGTGGTTCTATTACTGCAAATGCTACAACTCTCAACTATGTCCTTGATGTCGTTGCGGAGAGAGTCAGACCATCCAAAAAAGAGTATGAGAAACGTATTCTTGGTATGAGAAAAATGTTTGCAGATGGTGAGAAGTATGAATTGGAATGGTGGCCAGATGAGTCAGGTGATGCAGACCCAAAGAATGAGTATTATATATGAAAAGATTTGTTGAGTATTATCTTGAAGAAAAGGACATGAGTCATTGTGACTGCAAAAACCCAAAAGGTTTTTCTTGCAAAGCATCTTGTAAAGCTAAAGGAAAGGTTGCAAGGACAGGTGGAGAATACAAAGGTAAAAAAGTCAAATCAAAAAAGTATGGTGGTCCTGCATGATAACACATGGAAACAGTATACCAGAAATACAGACCAGCGCATGAGGTCTTGATTGAATACTATGCTTATGAGGACTTGAGAAGAATACTGAAAATAGAATGGGAACATGAGGACGAGTTGTATAGAAAACATAGTGATGTTTTGTGGAAAGAATATGAAACTGCATACGCAAACGAAAAACGCAGGGAGGAAAATTCAAAATCTGCTAGGATTGCGAGGAAACTCGAGCAGATGAGATTGACAGACGAATTAGTAACTAAAATCAAATTGAGGAATGCTAAATGAGTTATTCACGATGGTCCCATTCTCAATTCTACACTTACTGGTGTTCAAGTAAGGCAGAAAGAAAAGAGGATGAATTATTTGCTTGTCATGTAGATTTAGAGTCACAAGTAATGATTACATATGAAGAGTGTAAGAAAATACAAGATAGTTTAATTTCAATAAAAGGTAAAATCAATCAAATAGAAAATGACGAAGAAGCGACTGAGTTACAAGGATACATCAAAGAGTTCATATCGGATGTGAACCACAAATATTTGACCGAAATAAGAGGTGGACAGTAGTGTTAGGTTTCAAACAATTTTCAGAGGCACCAAGGATTCCCAGAAAGAAGGGACAACCAGCTGGTAGTGACAAACACTCTGACCTTTACACAGATGAAAATCCGAAGGGAACTATACATGGTCTAAAGTTTGCAACTGTCAAAGATGCAGAAGCAAGTGTGAGAAAGATTGAGAATAGTGGAAAAAAACACGCCCATAAAATACAAGCTGCAATCGCAATGGAACAACGAGCAAGAGTGATGGGAAAGAAAGGTGCCGCAGCGGTGTATCGTGCATACATTAACAAGATGAAAGAAATTACAAAGAAAAGAAACAAGAAATGAAAAAGTTCAAGGATTACATAGAGACAGAATCATTCACGGAAGAAGAATGGGGCGACATATTGTTCGCAAAAGAATTGGAAATACGAAAAATCTCAGAAGATGTTTCTCGTTCAGACCTTGACCAGATAGAGAGATATGCAGACAAGTTATTCGCTGCTGTTGGTATTGATGTTGAGTTTACTCGTCATTTTCTGGATAGGGTTAATGATGAGCGAAACAAGAAACCAATTAATACGGCAGAACTTATACGTCTTTTTAGGCTCACGTATAAAAAACATGGTAAGAAGATTCCAAAAATGGGTCCAGATGCACAGGCAGTAATACATGACATGGAAACTGATGTTAATATGCCTTTTGTACTTCAGCGTGATCGTGATGGTATGTTGGATATGGTGGCGAAAACAGTGATGAGAAAAAAAGATTTCAAGACAAGTAATCAAAAGTTAAAGGTATAATAATATGTCAGATGATTTTGATTTTGGGTTTAGTGCAGTATCAACTGAAGAGTTTCAAAAGACCCAGACAACAACAGAAGTTCAACCATCAGCAGTTTCGTCTGATGAGTTTGACGAACTCAAAAAGAAAATGGACTCAATCTCAAGTTTGATTCAAGCACTTGGGGATAAAGAAGATACAAGTTTATTTGATGAGACAGGAGATAAGATATCTCGTTTAGAGGAAAAGGTTGACAAGATTTTAGAGATTGAGTCAACACAGATTGCAAACGCATTAGGAGAACAGAGTAATTCAATTCGTGCAGTCATTGATGAAGTTGAGGAACGCAAAGGAGAACTCAACGAAAAGTTTGCAAACAGATTGAAGGAGTTGGAAACATTAGTTGTTCCAATGCTAAAAGGGTTGATGAAGAATCCAGACAAGGAATACATCTACTGGCCAAATCGAACACCCATATTAGAAAAACAGATAGAAAAAGTTTACTCAATAACAAGGGAGTCATGAAAACATTAAAAGAACTCAAAAACGATCTAAACAAAATAAATGTCGATAGAATAGTAAGACACGACTGAGCAACTCACATATATCACCCAAGTTTGGGAGAAGTTAAAGTGGAGAGTCACAATCTTGATGAGGATGGTACAATAGAAGAGTACTATGTAATCTATAACGGACAAGAAATTACACTTGAAGCATCAAAAGTTAAAGTGACCAAGATGGAAAGTCATGGTCATAGTCCAAAACCAAAGAAAAAGAAAAAATGAAAAAGTTTAGAGATTATCTGGTAGAGTTTGATGCACCAACCATCTATTGTGATATGGATGGTGTTCTTGCTGATTTTGTCAAATTTACTAGAGAACATCTGGGACAGAAGTTTACCGATGAAAATTGGCACGACTTACCACCAGATATGTTTTATCAACTCCCACCAATGCCTGATGCAAAACAATTGTGGAGGTTCATTGGAAGATACAATCCAAATATCCTGACTGCTATTCCCAGAGAAGGTCGTGGACCAATTTCAGAACGTGCAGCTGAGGACAAGAAACGATGGATGAAGAAACATTTTGGTGTGAATAATGCAAGGATTTATGCAGTCATGCGTAAAAACAAAGCAAATTTTGCAAAGGATGGTAAGGATGGAAGACCTAATCTACTGATAGATGACCATGCAAAAAACATTGATGCGTTCAGAAAAGCAGGTGGTTTGGGTATCGTTCACACATCCGCTGCGAATACCATCAAAGAATTACGCAAAATCGGGTATAGATAATTTATAAATATTAATATGAAAACTTTTCAACAATACATAGACGAGCGCATTGACGATAGAGAAAATCGTGACTTAGAGCGCAGAAAAGAACAACTCAAGAGGCTTACCAAAAGGTATAAGGATTCAAAATGATTGATACCGCTTTTATTCGTTCCATTAGAGAGGGTTTGAAACAGACAAGAAAACCCAAAGAAGAAGGAACAGACGAATTATCACAAGAATATAAAGAAATGACTCCTGGGCAGACAGACGAAGCTCTTGACCCTGTGAATAAAGATGCAGTCAAAAAGAAGTTCAAAGACCGCAAAGACAAAGACATTGACAATGACGGAGATGTAGATAGTTCGGATGAGTATCTTCACAAGAGAAGAAAAGCGATTTCCAAAGCAATGAAGGAAATGACAGATGCGATTGAAGCGTTGGATGAACGTAGAAGGGACTATTCAAATTTCATTCCTTTTCCCGATAAGGCATTGACTGATTTTGCAAAACGTGCAAAGAAAGCAGGACTTGATTTTGACCAGTATACGAAGTTCGTAAAAGGAACTTTCAAGGATGGTGCAGATGAAGGAAGAGCAATCATAAAGGGCAGAGAAATCTTCAAAGATAAAGAAGATGGAAGAAAAAAATTATCTGGAGCGGAAGCGAAGAGAGATAACATTGCAAGACGAGCCGCTTTGAGAAAAAGATTAGGAATCCCAGAAGATGTTGAAGTTGAAGAAGTTGAAGAAGCAAGAGGTATTCGTCTTACACCAGAACTTTTCAAGAACGTCAAGAAGTTTGGAGTTGAGTTAGAGAAGTATGCGAAGAAGAGTGGTGGAATTGATAAAGACGATTTCATGAAAGTCGCAGCAATCGCAAAGAAGGGAATGTTGCCAGACAAGAGTGATATCCCAAGTGACACAGACCCAAGAGATAAAGTTCTCTCAATGATGGCAGGAATTGTTGGAGATGAGATTCTTCTTGCATTCAAAGGACTTTCACCTTCTATCGATAATTATATCAAGAAGACGATGAAGGAAGATGGGGATTTGGATAAGATTGCAAAAGAACTAGAGGGTGCATCAAAAAAACATCTTGGTCAGTCAAAGAAAATCAAAAAACATATTGACAAGATGAAAGAGGAAGTTGAACTTTTAGAAGCTCCTTCTCCTAATCAAGCTGCAATTGATGCATTTTTGAAAAGAGGTGGTAAGGTCAAAAAGATTGAGCCTGGAACTGGTAGAGAAGGTGAGAGACAGATTGCCATGACAAAGAAGGCAATACAAAAAGCTGCAAG